TCACGGGCTTTTTTGTTTTATTGAAAGTTCATTACCTTGTTTTATAATCTTTTTCACTTGCTTAATAGTTGGGTTCGTGTGGTTTCTAATAGTATGTTCGTGTAACAGATAACGACTTGCAACTTCTGATAGTGTCATGCGTTCCATGTATCTAAGTCTGATTAACTCTAGGTCATCATCACTCAATGAATCAAACACCTCTGTCATTGCTTTGAATATAAAGCGTTGTGGTGTGAGTTGGTCTGTGCTGTCTATCCTATCCTATCCGTCCATGACTTCATTGTACCTGTGAGATATAATCTGATATTAAACTCTAGTTCATTCATAATATAATCCTCCAAACAAAAAAGCACCCCCACAATTAGAGATACTTTCCTGAACTTATTATACCACTGCCCATCTCTGGGACTTATGATAGTTCTATTATATCATGCTTTAGATATAATTTCCTTAGCTTTCTTCATGACTTTACCTGTCTTAGCTGTAATCTGATAAGCTAATAGTCCTGTGCGTTTTGTAGTCTCTGCGATACTTAATAGCTCTACATACCTCAAGCATAATACAGCTATGCTATCAGTATCGACTGAATCAAATAACTCATCAAGATTATCTAATAGTTTTAGAAGTCTTGGTAAGTTGCCTAGATCAGCGCCAGTCTTTTCAATATATGACTTTCTGCTTTGAGCGCTTAGGTATAGTGTTCCTCTAAGATACCACCTTACAACATCTTGAGGTCTCCCCCAATAATATCTAACCATCTATTTTATATCCTTTCATGCTATATTATAAATTCCTAGCGAAGTAGGAAAAGTACGGTGACACGGTAACAACACTCTACAAATAGCTTAACCATGCGGTTTAAGTTGTTACCGCTAACGGTAACATGTTACCGAAGTACGGTGTCACTTTCGCTTTTTCTGACATTAACAATAAATACCTAGCCAATAAAGACTAGGTTTTTTTATTATAATCTAATCACTTAATCCGTCAAGATAAGCTCTTACTTTTTCTTTATACTTTCGTGTACGCTCGTCTTCAAATTGTTTGATAGAACGAGTGACATTGATAGAAGTATCATCATAAGCTGGTTTACTTACTACGCTTATTTCGCCTAATGTTTGAAGTTGGTTGATTGTTCTGATAGGTTTACTTGCTCCTTGTCGCCACGAATCGCCACCGTCTGCCACGACAAAGCCGAAACTCATGCCTTTAAGGTTTCCAGCCTTTATGTTGTTATAGACATCATGGCCAACTGTTGTATCTGGCATATCCAAAACAAAATGCAAGCCGACGTTATCAATGCTTAACTTTAAAGTTCCTGCATCAACTCTGCCTAGCACATTGGCGTAATCATGGTTATATAAAGCTAATACATCGCTTAGGTCAACATTATCAAGTGCTGTCGGAGCGATATACTCAATAAATGGAGCATTAGGTACACTTGGCTTATTAAATACAATGGCATACCCTGCAATTTGCCCAATGAATCCTGCTTTTTTATTTGCGTCTCTAATTTCTAGTTTGCTATCAATCCCAAAATTAATTTCTGTTTTTTTATTCATTTAATCCCCTAATCTAAATCAGTCAGTATTTTTTCAGATTTTAGAAATGCCATTAGTTCTTTTTCATACTGACCTGCCATTAATCTAACAATTCCAAAGAAAAAGTTATTTTTATGACTTCCGTTTTTTTGACCGATTAAATTACTTAATGGGGCTCGAGAATAAACATTTGTTTTTTCTAGTAAGTAATTTCCTGATTCCTGAAGGCGATAACGTTGGTCATCAACTTCCTTGTTATATTCCTTTAGTTTTTTCTTCGTATCTTTAGACACTGCACTTTTTAACAAATCTAGTTCAATGTCACTTAGATTATCTGCTAGGCTTAACGCTTCTTTGATAGTATCGTCAACTTCTTGAGAACTCCAAAAAACATCTAGTTCTTTCTGTTCCTCCGCCCGTCGTTTTTCTAATGTTTCTAGTAATTGCTTAGCGTTATTCAATTCAGATAAGGCTTTGAGTGATTCATCAATATCATCATTTTGAGATTGATTTTCCATTTTTTCAATTTTGTTTTTTAATTCAGAAATTAATTGATTCGTTTTGTCCACTTTTTGAGTGAGTGGTTTAGCTTGTTTTTCGAGTTTGTTTTTTGCTTCTTCAATATATTTTACTTGCATGTTATTTCTCCATTTTTCGTTATTTATTACTTATCGGCATTCCACAGAACGCCCAACTTATCGCCTAATGTCGCGATTGCTTGATAAGTTTCTTGGTCTGATTGAAGTTGGTTATCAAAGTATTCTTTTAATGAGAGAAGATTTTCAACTGCTTTATTCCTCTCGTTTTCAGCGACTGGGATTTCTAAGTTTTTTGTTTCGTTGCTCATTTTATTTTCTCCGATTTATATTTTTAAGTCAGGTTTTGTCAGTAAATTCATTTTGTCGGACAGCGTGCTTTTTTCATGTTTTTTTATTTCCTCTTATAAATTCCTAGCGAAGTAGGAAAAGTACGGTATCACGGTATCAAAGTCCCGCAAATGGCTTAACCACGCTTATAAACTTGCTACCGCTAACGGTATCATGATACCGAAGTACAGTATCATTTTCGCTTTTTCTTACGTAGATACCCTTTTGTCATGCTTTTATGTTTGTCTTCGTCCCAATGAAATAGCCGTCTAAAAAGCTCATATTCCTCGGCTCGGTGTAAGTCAATCGCTCTGTTAAAGCCTGCCGTATGAGGTCTTTTGCTTGTTTTTTCCCACTCCTTTTTAATGTGGTCGGGTAATTTAAGCTCAAACTCTCGCTTAGTAAAGGGCTTCACTCCCTCATCTTCACACCATGCACGATATAAGGCGCTTATAAAGGCGGTCGGTAGAAAATCACTGACGAACTCCTCAAACATATCATTTACAAAGGCTAGTACATTGTCATTGCTGATTTTAAAGTCATCTAACAGCCCTTGAGTGGCTTTTGGTTCGTCAAACTTATCAAAGTTAAGCGATAAAGCGATTTTAAGCACGTACTCTAAAACGTCTTTGCGTTTAATATAATCATCTTTGATTTTCCAGTTGTCATTATCTGACGTGAAAGACTTGTTAAAGGGAACAATAAGCAAACGCCTATAAGTTCCATTTGACTTATTTCTAAACTTTGGTAAAAAGTTAGTAGATTGAATAACCAGCTTGTTAAATACTGCCAGCGTTGGTTGTTTTCCTTTCGCTTCAATCGGTACTGGGTCGCCAGTAACTACAGAAAAGTAGTTTCCTGCATTGTCTAAGTAGCTGACTTGGCTGTCATCTCCGATAATACACGTCTTCCCAACGACTTGGGAAAGAGAAAAGCGTTCAGAAAACTGTTCAGCTTTGACACTTGCCACGTTCTCACGTCCGATAAGGTTCATGATGAGGCTCTGAAATGTACCTTTTCCGTCATTTCCTTTACCGACTAGCCAAACGCCTTTTCGATAGGAGTAGTTGCCATTGGTGCTTGCTGAAATAATCTGCCATAAAAGGCTGACAAGTTCTTTATCTCCACTCATTAAATCAAGTAACCAGTCATCTACGTTCCAACCGTTAATATTGGGTGCTTTAGCCTTAGCGTTGTACTTGGTCGCAATCGTTGAGGTAAAGACGTACTTAGGACTAAATGGCTCTAATTGCTGTGTTTTCTTATTGAAAATGCCGTTCGCTACTGGGATTAAATGAGCTTCTGCGGTTTGTTGTTTAACCTCTGCTAAGGTTTCAAGTTTAAAGAGAACCTCTTTAGACCGTGCCTGACTGTATGACGGTTCTAACCAATAAATGAGCCGATGAAAGAAGTTCTCATTTGTTTCATATATCCCTAGTTCAGGATTATAAACGCCTAACAGTCCGCTTTGGTGGTCTAGTTTGATGACTTTGAGCGTCTTATAGATAATTCTTGCTGTTTCTAAAGGGCTTAATGATTTCGGTGGCTTGCCGTCCTCTTTAGGTGTGCTTAAAAATAAGTTACGGTGTTCAAAGAATAGTTTTCTAACAGCTCTAAGCGTTTGAGTGTTTGCTTTGACATAGTCGGGGTGATTAATGATTTCTTTTTCTTGTTCTAACCAGTCTGTCAAACTGTCTTGATAACCTGCGATATTGACGACTTTTTTGCCGTCTTCGCCATAATCTGTGAAGTCCTCTATTTGAGGTTTGGGACTTCTTACGTTTCCCTGTGGTGTTTCTGCCACAAGTTTTTCTAATTGGTCTGTCATGACTTCCTTTCTATTTCATCTTGAATACGCTTTTCCAAATGGTCGCCAGCTCGTCATCAGGTAAGGGCGGACTGGTTCGATTGTTAAAGGTTCGCAATAAGTCCATACAGCTATTATTATCAATACCAATTTTTCTCCAGTAGTGGAGAATGCGGTTCGTGTCATTGTTTCGATTCCCTTTTCGTGCGCCTTGGTTGAATAACTCCCACATTTCAGCGCCATAAGTCCGACTTCCTAGCATTGGGTTCTGTCTTTTTTGTGGTCGCTGTATCATTTCAAGTAACCAGTCAGGACAATCGCAAAGACTATCGAAAGTTAAAGGATCGTTAGTTTCTGTATCATTCAAAGGGATATAATCGCCGTCTGTGCGTTTGCTTGGGTAGATTGGTGTGAAGTGTGTCTTTATCTCCACGCCGTCCGCTAGTTCACTGACAATCGGCTGACTGAATATCTCTTTCGGAACTTTAAAGAAAACGTGTAAGCCGTTGCCTGTGGGAGTTTTCTCGACATAAGTACTTAATATTTCGCCCTCGCTGTGTTCATTCCACAAGCGACTGAAAACACTCCGCCCATTCTGTCCGTTTTGGTGCTGGTCTAAGTCAATACAAATCAAACCGCTATTTCTAAGATTAATCATAATATTGCGGTTCGGTATTTCATCAAACCATTCACTCACTGTGATTTCGTCAAGTGTTCCGCTTGAAGTTCCTTTTATAACAGCTCGCTCACTTTTTCCAGCGGGATAACCAGCGATAACAGAAAAACCGCGATTAATACAGTTTAGGGCTTGTTCTTTTGGTGTCAATAGTCAGTCCTCCTGAAAGAGTTGGTCAATCCAATCAAGTTCTGCAAGGGTGTAGCCGTTGACTGCATTATTAATCGCAATGCCTGTCCGTTGCTTTTTAATGATTCCAGCTCTGCGTTCGTCTTCATTAGTTGGGATAAAATAGCCGTTATCAATCGAACCAATGGCGCAACCTTGCTTATGGAGGTACTCAATTCTACTCTGTAAAGTACGAAAATCAATATCAAGTGTTTGTGCCAATATTCTACCTTTGACAGCTCGGTCAATTCCTCGATGTTCAGCAAGAAATTTAATAATATTTTGGTCTAACGTCTGTAAGTCAGTTATCTTCATTGAGATACCCCCAAATTCTAGTAATGGTTTCTAAAAATTGCTCATAGCTTGCTCTCTGTCTAGCTTCGCCAATCAAGGCAAACATTAAAACAGTAATCGCTTCGTTGCTTGTATCGCTGATAAGATACTCTAAATTGTCCTTATTGTTTTCATTTTCAAGGACATCAATCGTAATTTTCATGGTTTAGTTTCCTTTATTTGTAGTTTCATAACAGCCAGTTGCTTGCCTAGAATCGGCACTGTCTGCGTGCATAAGTTGCTTTTCACTCCACTTGGTAATATAATGCCTGTGCTTGCTTCAAACTGCTGTATCAAGTCATATTTGACTGCTCGTGCATTGTGAATCATCTTAAACGGGTGTTTGCCTGCTGGTCTAAAACTATTCCGTCCGTACCGTTTAATAGCCGTGTAACCTTGGTGGTGTTCAATCATTTCGCTACCTCATCAAATAAGCTGATTTCTCCGCCCTCTTTTTCACCCTCAAATCGGACACCGTGCTTGTATTTACGAACTTTAAAAGAATAATCAACTGTGCCTGTGTTTGCATTCAATGGGTCTATTTTTTCGATTTGCTTGTCTGTAAGTTCTGTATGATAGACTTGTAAACTTCGCAACCCTACGCTATCAATACCAGCCACATAGGGACAAGCTCTAATAATATTTGTCATTTTCTCAATCCTCTAATAAAATTTGCCTTGCCTGACAAGTTGCTAAGTATCTATGATGATGAACTTGCATATATCATCAATCAAATAGTAAATAAGTGAAGTTTTGTATCTTGGTTTATAGCGATTCAATCCGTGCTTTTCCCAATTATCAAGTGTGCCGTCTGATATATCTAAGTCTTCCATAACACGCTTTTTAGAGATATAAGGTAATACTCGCTTTTCATTTCTGATTTTGAGCTGTGTACCAAGATACTTATTAAATAAATGAATGACTTCATCAACTAAGCCACGCGCCACAAGGTTCGTTAAGGTGTCGTCATTCATGGAGTACCTCCTAAATAATCGTTTAGTTTTCTATCAAAATCAACTTGTTCTCCTATAAAAATATATTTTATTGAAATATCATAAAATTTTGAAAATCGAAACATCTCATCAATTGTGATAAAACTACTATCTTGTTCTAGTTCAGCTATACGTTCCCTGTTCAGTTTTACTTTTCTAGCAACTTGTTTTAATGTTAAGTGGTTGAGTTCTCGTAGATCTTTTAAAGTATATCTCGAAGTAAACTTCATGCCATGCCTCCATTCTTGCGTTTAGAGATAACTTCCATAACTGCGTACGTTAGTTTATCTTCACTAATTCCTAGCTCATTAGAAAGCTCTGAAACATCTTCGGAACTGATAATATCAAATGCCGTCAATGCTTTGTGCTGGGTTTTTCTACGTTGTCTTTCCTGACGAACACCACGATTAAACGCAACATCATATAAGTATTCATAAGCAAAAATGCGCATCCAGTCTTGCCAATTTTCTTTATTTGCGTTGTGATAGTCCATCAAGATAATTTTTTTCTCAATAATGTCAGTTAATTGCATAACGCCCTCTGTAACGCATCCCTTATATTCCGTTTGCTTGATTTCCTGTTTAATGCGATACCTTTCAGCAATTTCGTGCGTGATTTTCATCTTAAAAGGGTTGCCTTTTTTAATATAAAGGATTCTGCTTGTTGGTATCCGTCCACCTTTGAGAACAAATGAAAGTATAGTTTCGTCTTTGCGATGGTAAGCTCTTAAATTAAATGTTTTAAATTTCATACCCTACCCCTTAACCATTTCTACTTGAATGTCATTTTCTAAAGTTGTGAATGTCACTACGCTTTGACCGTCAAACAAGCGGTAGACATACTCATTAAGTTTGATAAAATGTCTTGCTTTAGCTTTTAATAAGTCCATGAGTTCAAAGGCGATTGAATCGTCTAAGATATAAGTTTCTTTGTTCGTTGGTTTATTCATTTGTTTTTATTCTCCAATTTGATATAATTAGAGTAAGAAAGCGCGTGATATTGCGTTTTGCTACTCTAATTTGATAAAAAGCTGTCATCGGTCGCCAAACTTTCAGACGGCTTTTTAATTTGCTAAAAATTGTTTTATTTCATGAAACGCCATGCCTATTTCTAACAGTAAGATAATGCTGTCAGTATAGCGCCTAAGCGTTTCTTTTTGTTCTGCGGTTAATTTATCGCCTGACTGTTTAAAGCTCGTCAGACTGCGATATTTTCCGCTTGTCGTAAGCTGTACGAGTAAATCAAGAATGATTTTATGATAGTACGGTTTAGACTGCTTGCTTTGGGATATTGCGGTGTCTAGTTTGTTCATAGTCTAGCAATTTTCAGCAATAGCGGAAACAACGGCATTAAACACTTTATTTTTAACGTTCTGCGGTTCGTTGTCTTTAGTTAGATATATTGCTGTGCTTTCGCTTACTCCGATATATTCAGCAAGTTGTTTTTTAGTCAGGAATTTGTCCGCCTGAACTCGTCGTAAGGCTTTTTTCATTTCTGGGGTTAGTAGTGGCATTTTTACCTTCTTTCTTTTTGGTTTTACTGTTTTTAATGTAAATGATTGACAATTTTAACGATATACAGTAAAATATAAGCATAATTAAAAGAGCAATAATCGAACTTATAAACCTGCTGGGGAGCTAGTTAAAAGACGTCTTTGCTTTTTTGTTGAATAACTTAACTGAAATCTATTTTACTGTATACCGTTATAAAAGTCAAGAATTTTATCGCATACCGTTATTTTATTTTTCGTTACTTTTTGAAAAGGCTTTGCTATGACAACATTTGAACGAATAAAACAACTATCAGCTAAACAGGGAAAATCACTTCAAAAGGTTTCTGAAGAACTTGGTTTTGGAGTGAACTATCTATATCAATTAAAAAACCAGCAACCAACAGCCGAAAAACTTACGCTAATCGCTGATTATTTTGATGTTAGTGTTGATTATTTGCTAGGTAGAGTCAAACACGATAATGACGAAGCTTTTACCAAAATTTTTAAAGACATGTTGCTACCATCAGAAGTAAAAAAACTAATAAAATTTGCAGATAAATTCAATGATAATGGTTATGATGATTTAGAATATGAACTGCTAGAGGTATTAACATTAGCAGTTGGGAAAAGTGATGAATATACAAAGAATAAATCACACGAAAATGCTGGCGTAGAGTTCAAACAATTTGTGAAAACTCTTAATTCAGTAGTAAAAAGTTTTTATGATGGTCCAATAGATTTAACTGAAGAGAGCCACTTTGGGAATAATAAGAGTGATGGTTATTTCAGTACAAAGCGTAAAAAAATAAACAGCTTTGACAGAATGCCTCAAAAATCAAGTATAGATTATTCGAAAAAAATTGCTAAGGAAGCGGCCGATAATCTTCCGAAACCGCCAAAAACATATCGTTCTCCTTTGGAACGTACAAAGCAAGATGATAATGACGATTGATTACATCAGCCGTTTCGACATCATCACGCACGACACGTTAAATATATACAACTTCTTAGACTTTTACAGCTATCATCACAACGCTTATGACGAGGCTCGTGCGTTGCTGTATGAGCTGTGCTGGTTTGAGTTGGTGGGTTAAAAAAGGAGGAAACATGAAACTATCGGACTACTTAAAGAGTATTGATCACTTAGATGAAAAAATGCAAAAGGCTGTAATTATAGCTGAGTATGAGAAAATGTTTGGAGAACACTACAGGCTACCACAAGAACAGTTTGCTGACCTGATGGAATTACCTTTGCCAAAATTAAGAAGAGTTATTCATGAAATGAAAAAAGCAATAGATTAGAACTTTAATAGTGCTAAAGTCTATATAGCTGTGAAACTTAACATTTATTAACATAGCCCTAAAGGTTCAAAAAATAACCAAGGGGAAAATGCCTGCGTTAAAAGGCTTGTAGCAATTCACTATAAGCACATACCTTTAGTATTATTTAGTGCTTTTCGGATAAACCAATGCTTAAAAATGCTAAGGTTCAAATCTATATAGCAAGCCTAGATTTTAGGAATACAAAAATAAAAAGCGCTTGAGCGCGTGAAAATGTAAACCAAAAAGCTAGAATTACCAGAGTTCAGTACTCAAACAGTAAATTTATCTTTTGTTTTGTCTTACTTTTTATTTGACAAATCGTACCCATAGATATACAATAATAGTCAAGATAACTTCATGGGGGTTTGCCTGTGAACTGAGAAAAGACTCTGACTATTAATAGTTGGAGTCTTTTCTTTTATTTTAGGAGGACATAAAAATGCCTTTAGAATTCAAAAATTTAGATGAACAAGTGGCTTTATTACAAAGCCGCGGACTTAATATCAAGGATTTATCAATAGCTAAAAAATTGCTACTAAGGTCAAATTACTACGATATCGTTAATGGTCATGCAAGCTTTCTTCAAAGTAACACCAATAAATACATTGAGAATTCAACATTTGATGAACTGTATGCGATTTATATGTTTGATAAAAATATTAAAGTGACTTTCTTTGGCTATATTGAAAAGTCAGAATCACTTATAAGAACTGCGATAGCCTATTATTTTTCCAAAAACCACACAGAAAGTTGGTCCTATCTTCATACCAATAACTTTCAAGATAAACCTTTGAAAGTGATCAAACTTTTTTCTTCTTTGGAAAAAACAATTGATTTTTATAATAAAAAATATTTAACTAACTCTATTACCCACTACATGGAAAAAGAAAAGGAAGTTCCTTTATGGGTTTTGATCAACTTTTTAGAGTTTGGAAAACTAAGAAACTTCTATAAGCTAATGTTAGAGCGTGATAAAATAGAAATTGCTAATTATCTAAGTCGGACTTTCTCTAATGAATATAATAGGGAAATAAATTTGCTTCCTGGTCAAATTGATAGCTATTTAGAAAACTTGAATGACATAAGAAATATTGTCGCTCATGACAATAGGCTTTTAAAGTTTAAATTGAAAAAACGCTCAAAATATAATTCTTCTGTTTCTCAAAACATGGAACCTCAGCATTTAAATAGTGTTTTTCATGTTTATTTATCGATGCAACTCTTTTTGTCCAAAGAGCAATTCTTATTATTTTCAAGAAGCTTGCACAAAAGAGAAAAAGACTTAAAAAAACATTTATCGACATGCGAAAGTCTAACCATATTAGGCTCCATAGGTTTTCCTGAGAATTGGTTTGAATTGCTGACCGAAACACAAGACAAGTAAAAACTTACCGCACCACAAATCAGAAAGATTATGTAAATCTATGTGTTTCCAGTCACTAAAAACTGGGAGGAGATGAAATGAGAATTTTATTGATAAAAATGATACTAAGACTAAGAAGCGAACTTACAAGAGGGCGACACGGTTATTAATATCATAAAACATCAATAAATACAATGACGTACCAAGTCAATTTCTGCCAACATTTGCCAACAATTAGCAAGGGAGCTGACGCAACCAATCCTTGCATTAGGTCATAACAGCATGTAAATTTTGTATGTTGCTAGAATTTGCTGTGTATTTGTAACTACGGAGCTATAACATTTTTGTTTTGAATGGGTACACCTCAAAGTTACCCCTGACCGACGTGATGTCGGTATAGACTTTGTCTAGTGTTGATAACCTCCACAATTTTGAGGGTGTTAAAATCTTTACACCCTGAACCGCTATCAGTTTGCTTACATTTTGCAATGGGCTTTGTGGTTGTCGTTTGGTTGCGGAATGGTTGACGGCTTCCCCATTTATATGGGGAATAACTACATGTAAATTTTGTATGTTGTTCATACCCTACGTGATGTCGGTATAGCTTTCTGCCACAAGTGGCAAAAACGAAAATTTCGTTGTTGTTATTAAGGGGGTCGTGATTCGCGACTTGCTAGGGAGGAACGAATCGGTACCCCCTTTTTTAGGGTCTCCAAAATCTCACTATATTATACAGAAAGAAGTTATATTATTTTATGGAAGTAAAATATAAAAACAAATCAGTCGAAGTATGGGAAATTAGTAAAACAAATGAACAACCAGATTGGGTTAAGCAAGCGTTTAAAGAGAATTATCTTTCTTGGTATGATGATAGATTAAAAATCCTTTTAACCGGTATAAATCCAACAGCTAAAAGAAATATAAAATTGGGAATAATGAATGGTATTTTGAGCGTTGGACAAGGCTTTGGTGGAACTTATGCAATGGGGGATATAGGAGATGTTCTCGATATTACCAATGGCACTGTGGTTTCAAATAAATATTTTAAAAAGCATTACTCCAGTAAATAATAAAATTTTTGTTTCATTTTTTTTAACGAAAGATAAATGATAAAGATTTTTGTCCAAACATACCTGAGATCGCATTTTACTACTTTAGCCAATCGGTCGAAAATTCCGCCGATTAAATTGTTATGGGTTTGAGCCATAACAAAACGATAAAATCTAAGGTCGGTTTGACCGACTTTACTACAGACTATGGACTTACTCAAAAACGGGTGGCTCTGACCCACTTGTTTTTAATATCAATGGTTTCATAGGACAGCGCACTTTTGCGCTCTCCTAAATCTGAGGAGTCCACACTTTTGTGTTCTCGACTTTCGGAAAAAAGAGAAAGTTCATATCTGTTAAAACGCAAGGTATGAAATACAATGGCACCGTTTCTTGTGCCAATCTTTTTTACACGGATTGGAAATCTGTATGAAGTTCCTGATGTGACATGGAACTTTCAAAGTGCCACGTCAGCCGTGAGGGCGTACTTGTAAGTGTCTCCTCTATCTCAGTGGCTCAAACCCACCGAATTAAAAAACGAAAGGAACAAACCATGAAAATACTATCCAAATATAAGCTGACTGATGTAATATGGCTAATCTTGGCGATAGCAACATTAGTTCGAGCTATTTCTCATAATAACTTACTATGGGGAATTCTTTCAGCGTTTCTTTTTTACTTCGTGCTTGATCCAATCGTTTAAATTATTTTTTTGAAAGGAGAATATGAATAAGGACAAACAATCATTTATCATTGAATTAGTTTTTATTTTACTAATTATTATTTATGCTGTTCATCAACTGGCATAAAAGGAAGAACAAGCTATGAAAAGAGACGACATCATTAAACTATCAAATGGGCAGGAAGCTACGATTATTAGAGGAGATGAGTCTGAATTAAAGAATAGTTATATCGTCAAACTTGAAGACGGAGAGCTAAGAGTAATTGATAGAGAAACCTTAACGCTAGCCAAGGGTGTATCTGATATTAGAGGAAGGCATGTCAACCGCAGACAATGATATCACGCCCCCCAGTCAGTTAATAGAAAGCGCGTGATGTAAGGCTTGTAGAAATCAATATAAGCTTATTGTTCACGTTTGCAACTAGTTTATGAGTAAATATTTACTACTTTTCACTTAACCCTAATACGTGCAAACCTGAACCACGTTAAAAGCTGAATGCCATTCTGTCAGTAGTTATACCAAACAAAAGGCTCTGTTAAGCTGTTTTTAGCTTGTTTTCTATCAATCTCTTTTCTTATAATCTGTTACCATTGATACCTTACTGTTACTCTTATTTTAGAGAAAGGTAACAGTATAAACCCTTGATATAACTACCTTTATAATACTTTGTTACTCTTGTTACCGTAAATAATACTATATCAGTTGAGAATTTAATAACTCTATAAACTAATAAACCAGTTAACTAATTAATCGTATAAGCTCTAATAAAAATATTTCTCAATCCTCGTACATGCCTTGCCTGACATTAGTACAAAATGGAAAGGAAGAAATAATATGAATATTAAAGAATATACAAAAAAAGACGGTACAAAGGTGTACCGCACTAACGTTTATTTGGGCGTAGATAGTCTGACTGGTAAGCAAGTACGAACAAGTGTAAGTGCCAATAGTAGAAAAATGTGTGATATTAAAGCACGCCAAGCTATAAATAAGTTTATCAATAATGGGTCTACAATTGCAAGGGAAAAAGTGGTTTTTGATAACTTTGAATCTTTGTCTTTGAGTTGGTTTGAGAGTTATAAGCTGACGGTTAAAGCTAATAGCATACGTTCAGTAAAAAATTATCTAAAAGTTTATATTTTACCAGCTATTGGGACATACGTTTTACCAAAAATAACGGCTATGTTATTACAAGGTATTGTTAATGATTGGTCTAAGAATGCTAATACCTCTGAGATTATTAGTGGTAAACGTGAAAAGGGTAAAGGTAAAAACTATAAGATAATGCTCAATATCATCAAACGTATCCTTGATTATGGTGTGCAATTAGGAGCGATAAACGACAATCCAGCTACTAAAGTTTTCCCTCCTAAGTTAAAGACAAGGACAGTTAAAAAGATTAAGTATTTTGATGATAAAGAGCTGAAAATGTTCTTAGAATATCTTGAATCATTAGAGCCAAGTATAGAGAACCAGCTACATAATGCCTTATATCGTCTATTATTGGCTACTGGTTTACGTATTGGTGAGGCTTTGGCTTTGAATTGGTCTGATATAGACTTCTCCGAAAAACTTGTTAATGTAACAAAGACAACTTTACAGAGCAGAGAAGTACAAGATAGTCCCAAAACTAAAGGAAGTAATAGAATTATTTCGCTTGATAATACCACTTTACAAATTTTAGCCAATTGGCGTAAATTCCAAAATAACCATAATAAAGTGATAGGTTTGTCTGATAGTGTAGTATTTTCTTATGACGGTCAAAGATTGATTTATGAGAGCGAAAGAGCGCGTCTTTCTTCTCACTTGGAATCAGCAAGGCTCCCAAATATCGGATTGCATGGTTTCAGACACACTCACGCTAGTTTGTTGATGAATAATGATGTGAACCCTAAAGAAATACAAGAGCGGTTGGGACATTCTAAAATAACAACAACCTTAGATACATATAGCCACCTTGCCAAGGACAAGAAAAAAGAGACTGCCGAAAAGTTCAGCAATATCTTAAAAGCATTGTGA